CGTTTTTAATAGAATGATTTTTAGCTTTCATCATAGAAATTTCAGCTTCGTTTCTTAATGTATTCTCTACTTCTTTTTCAGACATACCATAAGCCTCAAGTTTTAATTCTTCTTTATCTGTTCTAATTTTATATCCATATCCAATAGTTTTTAATCCTCCTTCTGGAGAATCGTATGGATAAAATCTATCCCCTACTTTATTTTTGTAGCCCTCTACCCTTTTTAAGTAGTTTATATATTGGTCTAATGTATAATTAGATACCATATCCCTAAAGAAGTTACTACCAAGTATAGCACGAAATCTCATATTTTTAATCCTGTTACCCAATTTATTTTAGTTTTTACTTTTGGAAAGATGTCTTCTGGACTTTCATACTCATTATTCTTAATAATTCCACTTCTTGGAGGCTTAGCAAAAAAGTCTGCATAATACAATCCATCAAGCAAATCATCGTGTCTTCCTTTAGGAAATTCAAATAATTCATTAACAAATTCTATATGTTCTTTTCTTAGATATAGTTTTTTACTATTTACAATACTGCCAATAGACATTTCTAATCTATCTTCTTTTTTAATTCCGTGAGGTGGTTTTACTCCCTTATTAATACCGGGAAGCAATCTTTTCTCTTTTCTTGCCATTCTTTCTAACATATCTCTTACCATTTCTTGTGCACCAACCGTTTCTACAGCACATCTTCGTATAGGAGCATATCGTTGTGCAATTTTCAATATTTCTCTAGGCATATCAAATGCTGGTATTTTTTCGTGGTAATAATCAATCACATATCTATTTTTATTGCTATCTATCCCCATAACCATAATTACTTGATAGTCAGACTTATTTGTAGCTGTATGTGCTAAGTCTACTCCTAAGTATGTATAAATAGGTATCATTTCTTCATTATTCTTTAAATAGCTAAAATGTCCATCACTAAAAAATTCATAATTGTGATATCGTATTTTATCCATTTGGAATGTAGCTGAAGCAGAATCTCGTGCATCATTCATATATTCTTGAGCAAATTTATCTATTTTACCTGCTTCAATAAATTCTTGTTTTTTCTGTCTTAATTTTTCTAAGGAGAATTGTTCCTTCCACATTGCTTTTCCATCTTCTATAGCTTTGATAAAAGTAACATCCCAAGGATAATGTTTTTTTTCTTTAGTAGCATCTTGCCATCCATCATATATCATTTGTAAAAAAGCATCATAATGAACAATAGTACCAGATAACCATATCCATCCTTCATTTCCAGGAGTCTCTTCTAAAGCAGGATATACAGTAGAAACAATCCATTGTTTAATTTCATCTCTTCTTTCTGCTGTTTTAGTATTTAATTCAGATTCAAAATCATCAAGAATAATACCTGTATATCTTACATCTACTTCAGCACGACCACGAAGCCTTTGTGAAGTTCCTTTAGCAATAATGCGATGTCCTTTATTTGTTACTAAATCTTTTTCTGTCCATCTTTTACCTGTATCAGCTCCACACATATTCCCAAAATAATGTCTAATAGCTTGATTATTTTCTAAATGAGAACGAATATATTTTAAATGGTCAATAGACTGACCTTGTTCTTCTGCTACCCAAGCCATAAATTGTGCTTGGTCTTTAGGGGTGAAACAAAGTCTATGCATAATAGCAGCTTTCATTAATACTGATTTTCCAAAACCACGAGGTAAAACATTACAAATACGAGCTCCTGGTTTTGTACTAATTAATTTTTTACCTAAGTCATAATGAAAAGGAGGAGATTTTGATTTATGTAAAAAATCATTTGGTAAAAATAACTTACCAAACAATATTAAATCTTTAGATGCCTTATGTAGTAAGACTTCTTTATCTGTTATGCTAAGCTTCTCCATATTCCATAACAAATGCTTTACTTAATCCAATTAACTCAGTATTCTCATTATATATAGACAGACAAGGACAATTAATATTAACATAGCGTTCTTTTGGAATATCGTATACATCTTCAAAAATAATATCCATTACTGGTATAAAAGTTTGTTGTAGTTCAATCCTCCTGTTGCATATCATACACTTCGTGACTTTGTTCTGCAATCTTCTTGACATTTTTCCCCTCCAATAATTCTAATTGTTCATTTGTAAACCCTTTAAACAATGCAATAGATTCTGTTTGTTTTTCTTTTTTATTCAACATTCCAGCTAATTCCATTAATATCTTTATAGAATTTAACTTATCATTGTCCTTGACATCTTCTTTATCAACTATTTCTTTAGTTTTTGTAAGTAGATATTCAGGAGTAATTTCTACTTTCTCTAATAATTTTTCTATTTCTTTATCTATCAACTTTTGTATCCTTTTTGTTTTAAGTAAAAAATTACTTTGCTGGTTAATATATTCTTTTGACTTAGCGTCAGGAAATGCTTTCTTGAATGCATCAAGAACGCCGTCCCCTTTTGCAACATATTTTGCAAATAAAAATTCTCTTTTAGTTGGATTAACTCTATTCTTTATAATTTTTTTATTATTAATACCACTAAAATTATATATATTCTCTCTTGGCTCTCCTTCAATCATTTGAGAAGGAGCACAATGAAACATTCCGATAGTCGTTCTTACATAAGGTTTTTTGTTAAGTGCTCCCTTGTCAAGAATCTGACAAACCTGCCCATCGTCTGTTAAAACCCAAGACCAAATAGGAGCTTCTCTCCAATTATCATATACCTTCTGTTCTGGCATAACCTGCCTAAGTTCATCGATGTTTTCATATATAATATGCTCCTTTCCCTTAATTAATCTTTTTTTCATTGACGATGAACTACATACTTAGGTTCTTTATTACTTAACTTAACTTCTACCCATCCTTTAGTTTGTGGTTCAAACATAGCATATCGTGCATATTCTGGATATCCAATAAATGAACCTCCTCTTATAAACCACTGTCTTTTTATTTCTTCATCTTCTTTCATAATTTCAAATGAATCTACAGGATTAGCATATAAATGATGATTATGTCCTAAATAATACATATCAGCTTCAGGAAATATATTTCTTAACCGATATAATTCTAAATCCCCATTTTTAGCTCCACTTTTACCGTGACCACTAGCAAAGGTAAATGTTCCTTCTTTATAATGAATAACTGTATATCCAGGAAAAGGATAATAAGGAATTTCCAAATCATCACACATTACTCTAATAATATCTATTCCTGCTAATTTAACAGAACGTAATGTATCGTGATTTCCTCCTCTTAGAAAAATACATTTATTTTTAATAGGTCTAATAAGATTAACAAACTGCTCATATTGTTCATTATTATCAAATGCTTGGTCATTATCAGAAATATAGTAATTAGGAGGAATAAATTCCAACATATCACCATTTCCAAACCATAAAGCATTCGGGTCTTTCTTAATTTTATCTATTGCTTTTAAAAATAACATTCTATCAAACACTTTACTGCCTAAATGAATGTCTGTTAAGCAATGGATATTGACTTTTTTATTCTTTACAACTTTTTCTAATATTTTACCTGGTCTAATCATCATTCTTTCTGCTTTCATCCAGCGTATCTACTGAATCATTACTATAAGTATAATAACTAAGTAGAATTATACTATAATTTATTAAATCTAATAGGGTGTCTTCAAGTTTTTCGTCTTTTATTACCATTTTTCCATTTCTCTTCAATAAATTGGCTATTCTGGCTATTTTATCGGAAATTCTTACTAATATCCCTGTTGGTACATCGCATATTTTTAATGCTTCAACCATTTCAAAGTTAGAAAATGGTTCATATTGCTGTGCATAGTCAATATTTTTATCATCACATAGCGATTTTGCCTTTTTTACGATAGCATCATAGTTTGGAATCATATTTACCTCCTGATTGTTCCCATAGGTAGTTCCCAAACCCTAATCGATAGAGATTATTAGCAACTACTTGGACTTGTGTTTCGGTCATTTCTAAACTTGTGCCGTATGTAATAGCGTGTATTACCTCGTGGCACAAAACTTCTAAGATTTTAGATTCTTTCATATTGCGTTCTATAATAATATCGCAATTACGCATAGAAATTGCTCCCAGTATTTCAGTATCGTTACTGCCATACTCTGCTTTACGTCCTTCTACGAATCTAATATTATACGAATGTCCGTTAATCGTCAGATTTAACGGTTTCTTTGATAATTTGAGCTTCTTCATCAGCAGCCTTCTCAATTTGTTCTTGTAAAAATTTATTATATTTTTTGGTATCTTTTTTCATTTCTATATATTTATTAATGACTTCTTCCAACCATATTAGTCTTTGTTGTAATTCCATAATCATTCTCTTATTGAGGGCGATATTATATAATAAATCCTTATTGTTAGGCTTTTTTCTAGGTTTTTTCATATTCAAGTTTAGATAGGAAATCTTGCTATAGTCAAGTGTCAAGATGGTTTTTTACATTTTTTCCGAAAATAAATTATTTTTAGGGTTAAATTACTTTTTATCTTGACATCGCTAGCAAAACTCATTAATTTCTAGTTAGAAACTAGCACCAAGCTACTAGCTAGTTAGTTAGTATAGTTAGCCAATCTTCTAAATCTTTATATATCAATACTTAGAGACACGTCAAAAGCTAAAAAAATTATCCAAGTATGCGTGTTCTTCTTTTTCTACGGGCAAACGCCCCCCCGACCCGATTTTAGGTTGAAAAATAGGGCTTGAAAAACGAGTTTTGTCGACGATGAGCACCTATTTCCACTAGTTGAGCTAGTTGAATTATTTTTACTGATTTGAGCACTATTGATGAGCACTTTACGCCGATGTGCCCCTACCCGCGTAGGAGGACTCTCTTCGCACGTAGGAGACCGAACGCGCGTAGTGGGAGGGTTTGTCGAACGTAGGGAGAACGCGTAACGCGAAGGAGAGAATAAAGATTTGCCTTGCATCCATATATTGGCAGTCGTATATTCCTTTATCATCCGAGGCGTAAACCGAGACACGCCGAGGAGACGCTAACACGAAGTCTCGATAAAATGTGAGGTATCTTATGATACAAAATGAGAATATGAAACCGACGATAGAATGGACTGAGTTCATCTCTGAAGTAGTCGGCTATCACCAACGCGTGATAGAACTGAGTGAAACCCCGAGAAGTCTCGAACACGAAGGAGAGCTCATTGCGACTCTCTACGCGTTCGGTCCTACGCGATTTAAATTAAGGAATCCCGAAAAGAACGCGTTCGAGTGGCTACTCGGTGAAATGAAACAAGCCGAGGAGTTCTTCTCGGTTGACATCTACGCGAAGGATGAGCACGATTTGGACTCTTACGAACCAAGTCATAATATCAACCTACGCGAAGGGGTCTACAAAAAGAGTCCTCAAGAGCTGAGAGATGAAATTGAACTAATAGAGGGAGGTTCAGAGTGAGAAAATACAAGAGCTTAGAGGAATTCGGGAACGCGTTCAAGAATGGAGAACTGCCGAACGTGAAGGAAACCGAACAACAAAAACGAGCAAGAATCAACGAGAACCTAAAGAACGCGTTCCCTACTGGGATTAGCGTTTGGGAAGGTGTTCGTCGAGGCTTGGTCAGAACTACAAGTGAGGGTTAGATGATAACACCGACGAAGATAAAACAAGCCGAGAATGGTCTCGGCAACGCGAAGGGAACCCCTTCGGAAAGTGAGAATAAAATGGACGACATAAAGCGAAAGCTAGAACGCGTTCCACAAATGAGAGTTAAGGACGAGGCTCGACCTGCTCTCAGAGACGCGTTGAATAAATTCGAGGAGCAAGGTCTCAGTAGCAAGGAGACTATCTCGGAGAGCCGACGAATGGTTCGAGATGGAGACAAGAACACCCTCGAGGAGTTAGCACAAATTATGCTACAGACAATAGCCGAGAAGTGCCCGAATCCATCAGGGGACGCGAAGGATGGTCAAGACGACGAGAATGGTGCTCAAGACGAGAATCAGAACGCGAATGGAGACGACCAACAACAATCAGAACGCGAGAAGGAGCTCGAGAAGGAACTCGAGGATGCCAAGAACGCGAAGAAAGACTCTGAGGAGAGAGCACGAGAACTTGCTCAGTCAATCTTGGAAGGTCAGAACGCGAAGGCTAAGAACCTACCCCTCGGGAAGGCTATCGAGCACTGGGGACTGAAATTCATCGAGCCGATGGTTCGCGTGAATAAGCAAGTCCTTCTCGTTGGTCCAGCAGGGACTGGAAAGACGTTTATGGGACGACAACTGAACGCGAAACTAGGACACGACGAGGACCGATTTTATGGTATCTCGCTAAGTGCAGGAGTTTCCGAGGCTCACCTCTCGGGGAGAATGGTCTTTGATGGGTCATTCCTCGATACGAAGTTCCTCGACATCGTCGAGAATGGAGGAACAATCCTCTTAGACGAGTTCGACAACGCCGACCCGAACGTTCTCGTTGGACTGAACCAACTACTCGCGAACGACGAGATTTCGGTTCCTTTGAGACGAGGCAATGAGAGTGCGACGAGACACGAGGAGTGCTACATCGTCTGCTCTGCCAACACTTGGGGGAACGCGTATGGTGCTCAAGGATTTGTGAGAAACCAAATCGACTCTGCGACCCTCGATAGGTTCGCGTGTTCGAAGTTCCACCTCTTGGAAGATAGACGAATCTCGAACGCGATGATAGGACTCGACGACGACTTCTCTAACTATCCGAACCCGAAGAAGTTCGGGACTGATAGGAACGCGAAGGAAGTCAAGACTCTTCTTCGAGAAGTCCGAGACGTAATCAACGACGCTATCAATTCGCCCGAGAAGAACATCGGACGCGAAGAGCTAAGTCCGAGAATTTACTCGGGTGCTCGAGGATTAATCGAGAACTATTACTGGTCTGCCGAGCAGGTTCTCGAGATACTCTTGCAGGACTGGACTGACGAGCAACTGAGAGCAATCGACGTTCGTCGAAGTTATAGACGAAGAAGATATGGTCTGATAACGACTAGCGTCTCTCGTCTTGTCAAGAACGCAATCGAAGGGGACGCGTAGTGAGTTGCGACGATAAGACAAGACCTAAGACGAGTGCTCGTCTGAGATGGGTCGACTTTCACGTCGACTCTTCCGAGAGTCTGCGTAAGGCTTGGACCTATGACGACAAGAACGTCAGAGCCTTCAAGTGCTCGTATGACTCAGTTTACAATTTTGTCGACGAGATGATTGAGGACTCGCCCTTCAATGTGAAGAGAGGAGAACGAACGAATTATAGAACATCGTTCAGACGAACTGCAGACTTTGCCTCGAGAGAGCATCTTCTAGAGATGCTCAAGAAGGGACACACGACCAAGAAAGCGTGGGACCTCTACTCGGACGCGAAGAAGAAACTCGTGGCAAGTCCCGAGCACATCTCGACGATGGGATTGCTTGGTGGTGATACGAGAAGAAAGCGTCAAGAAGACCTCGGAGGCTACCTCGTGAACATTGACAAGGTGATGGTCGGACTCGACCCGATTGAGTCGATAAAAAGGAACGCGAAGCAGAAATCGGTTCGAGTATTTATCGACTATGCTCAGTCGTGTGATGTTCCCCCTTCGCGTATATGGGAAACGACGACAAACGCGATAGCAATTTGCGAGGTGCTCGACAAGAAAGGCTACGCGACCGAGATTGCCTTCGGTCATAGTGGAGCTTATAGAGATGGCTACGAGACGCGAGATATGAAGTTCGAGGACAGAAAGAACGCGAAGGATGTCTTTGGAGTAGTCAAGTTCGTCGGGAAACACTCGGGAGAACGAATCAACGAGTCGGCACTGATGAATTACGCAGTCGGTGGAGTCTTCAGAGATTTACTCTTTGAGCACTTGGAGCAATGTCTCGGTATCGGTGGAGGTCTTGGTCAACCTCTGCACTACAAGATGCCCCCTTCGGAGAATCTCGATTTTTATAAGAGCCTCTGCGACTGCGACGTCTACATCGGCAAGGAGAGCTCTTATGTCGACATAGCCTCAAACGTAGTGGGACAGATTCGAGACTAGAATCTCTCTCTAAACCTTCCTCACAAAACCCTCTAGTTCAGACGAGCTAGGGGGTTTTTCTTTTTGGTGCTCAACTTTTTGTCGTCATCCGTCTCGACGGAGCAGCCCGAAACTTTTAAAGTGCTCAAACTCAATTTCAGAAATCCGAGTATTTAGAACGCACAAGGGAAAGAGGGTAGTCTCTTTCCCTTTCCCTTAAGGAACACGCACACACGAACGACAAACCCCTAACCTCTTACGCGTAAGGACTTACAGACGAGAGCAAATTTTTTTTATTGAGGACACACAAAAAAAACACTTGACAAGACCGATTTTATTCGTTAAGATTGAACGTTTTGCGACGAGATATTTCACAATTACACAGACCCCTTGCTCGAGGTTATTCTCACTTTCACAAGTCGATTATACCTCACAACCCTCGAGCAGGGGAAAAATTTAATCAACACGTAAAGGAGCAATTTTATGAAATGTTCAATTTGTAAATTAACAGAAATCGAGAAACAATACGACGATAAAGGCTTTGAATGTATACTCGGACAAGTAGACGCTAAAGGCAAAATCTATTGGGAAAAAGGACACAACGCAGAGCCAGTCGAGAAGGGCAGGTGTTGCGAAGAGTGTAATCTAAAAGTCGTCATTCCGACGAGACTTATCTACGCAGGTAATTCTGAGCACCCTATTAAAGAGAAAAAAGCGAGAAGACTTTATCTCGACCGAATAGTCGAGGTAGTTGACGAGAACGCTAAAAAAGTGCTCGGTGAAGATTGGCAAGAACAAGCACAGAATTTTAAGTTGAAAAAAACAAGACCCGACCTATTTAAAGAGGAGGCGTAAAGTGAGATATATATTTGATAATTTAAGACAAGTCCAACCTATTGTAAAAGTTGACGATGGGAACCCCGATTGGTGTGATTTAGATGACTATGAAGATATTCCCGATGTCGATGGAGATTGTTTCCTATATCCAAACCAATCTCACTATGAGATTTGTGAATCAGAACTAGAACAACAAGCACACGAAGGAGAATAAAATGACTGAATCAGAAAAAAAGAAATTTCACAAAGACAGAATAGACCAGTCTTCATCGATATTTTGGGACCTATACAACGAGGGGAATCAAGAGGTTAAAGACTGGGCATTCCACACGCTAAATCATTATAAATGGGAACAAGACAACTATAAACTTCACGAATACACTTGTCCCGATGGATTGCTTTATGATATGTTGAAATCGTGGGACAAGAGATATAAAATGGATTCCTTCAAGTGCTCAGAATCAAACGAGATTATGAAGAGGGTCTACAAGAAGTGGGAAAAAAAGTTGGAAGAGTGGTCACAAGAACGCAGAAAAGGAGAGTTAATATCGTGAGAAAGATTAAAGGAATACTAATAAAACCACTCGGGAATGGAAAAGGCGAGATAACCGAGGTTAAAATTTCTCAAGGAGAAATTAAAGATATTTATGAATTGTTAGAGTGCTCACTCTTTGATGTAGTCGACATAGGGACCAAAAATAGTGTCTACGTTGACGACGAAGGTCTTATCAAACAGAGATGGGACGAAGAGGGCAACGACCTTAATCCGAAGTTCTTCACAATCAAACTAGGTGCTCAAGAAAAGCATTTAGCAGGGAATGGATTAGTCCTTGGTCTTGATAGGAGCACTGGAGAATCAGTTGATACCACGTTCTCAATAGAGGACATACGAGATATGATTCGATTCGAGGACGAGGAGTTCTCGTTCGAACCTAAATTAGAATTCATAGCATTTTAATTAATAACACACACGAAGGAGAATAAATAATGAATTTACAACAAAAAACAGAAGAAATATTCAGAAAGAATTTAGCAAAGAAACGTGAGCACGTTCTCAAAAAGGTTATAGGACCTACTATGTCTAGTCATCTGACAAGTTGCGAGGGTGCAACAGAGGCTAGTTGGTCGGATGAACTCGTTGAACAATACGTGATAGATTTTACGAATGGAATTCATATTTCAATTATCACAAATCCGATTTATGTTCAGTCGGGATTTTTTGGGGAATTTGAGGTGCTCGTTTCATATCCTATTGACGAAATAGAAGACGACATCTTTAGATGCAACTATACTAACTTAAAAGAGTTTTTAGAGGACAAATTAACTTGGTCTAAGTATCAATGGAAACTAGAACAAGAAAGAAAACACGAAGGAGAATAAAATGAAAACAGATAGAGAGTTAATACTCAGCATTAAAGAGAGGTGTGAACTAACGATAAAGTATAATAAAAAAGATATAGATTATGCTTGGAAACATAGTGATAACGATGGGAGGTATCACGACGAGACAAGTGAGGAAGTAGCACGATTAGAGGGCGAAAGAGACGAGGCATCTATGATGTTAGAAACTATTAATATATATTTGAAGGAGAAATAAAATGGATTTAATAATAATATCAGTAGTTGTAATAATGGGAATAATTCTATTTGAGGCATTACAAGGTAAACTATAACCGAAGGAGAGTAAAAATGGATGATAAAACAAGAAAGATACTCAACGAGTATCTACAAATCGTAAAATTGCTACGAGCACGTTGCACTTTCGAGAGTTGTTCTTGTGAATTTAAAGGACCTTATAGCAAGGTTGACAAGGCAAGACACGAGGGAGAAATGGCACTAGTAGGAGAGATAGTAAGAGTATCAAAAGGAGTGAAAAATGGCTAAAACACTAGCAACTGGTAGAAGAAAAGCACTTTTTACCAAGACATTAGCGACTGGTAGAAAGAGACAAAATGGAACTAAAACAGAAAAAGTGCTCAAGCACTTGATTCACGTTGGACCAATCACAACTTGGGAGGCGATTCTTTTGTATCGAGCAACAAGATTAAGTGGTTTAATATGGGAACTTAAGAACCAAGGACACAACATAGTTTCACAAAGAGTAGAAAACGATAATGGACGTGGGTATCACGCAGAATATACACTTATGGTTCCACTTAGGGGACGAGTAAGTAAAAATAATGCTTGACAAATACATTTGAAAGTGTTATTTTGTCAATGAAATTTGCGATTCAAAACCAAATCAACAGACCTCAAGGAGGCACGAAAAATGAGACAAAGAATGAGAAAAGTTAATATTAATGTTCATCCCCTTGTTAGATTTAGCGAAGAACAATTCGATGAATATTTAGAACGAGCAATGAAGGTAGACGACAAGAGCCTTAACAAAAATTCTTGCAACAAACAGAGAAACGTATCTAACCCTTATGTATCATTCAAGGCGATACAACCAACCAAGGAATGGGGAGAGAGTGCAGAAATCAGAGTGCTCAAATTCCATCAATCACCAAAAGCACTCAAAGAACTATCCGAAAAGAACAACGCGAGAGTGTTAGTCGCAGTCAAGAGTGAAAATACCTATGGAAACTGGGAATATGGCGATATGTATTTTTGGCAACTCGCTGAGCACATCTTAAGTGAGAACGTTGAAGAACTTCAAAGAGACGTTGACTATGGGATGTATGAGTGGAGAATGTCCATCTATCATCATTCATTTTCAGAACAGATAGAAGAGACTAAAGCACTTGAAGAGGCAAAGCATCAAGTGTCTCAAATCATCGGAGAGATGCTCACTAAGAATGTTTCTTTTTCAAAACTCAAGGAGAGATTCATAAAGGGTTTGGAAGAAAAAGAGAACAGAGGGAAATACAGAGATAAAACTTGGGATTATAGGTCTGAAGACGACAAAGTTAATTCTCACATATCATTCCTTTGTGATAGTTTCCACAATATGGAACACATAGAGGTTGCATTAATCACTGCGTTCCTAGAACACGCTATTGTAAGGTTCAAAGGAGAACAGATAGACAGATTACAAGGTGGAGACAGACAGAAGAGAATCAAACATTCAGATATGAAAGAACTAGTAAATCAGACTGGAGTTATCGATATAATTAATAGCTTTAGAGAAGAGCTAGATGATATGGAAGAACAATACAAGAGGCATTTTCAAGATGCTCAAAACTATGGAGGATATGATGGCAATGAAATCGCAAAAGCGTAAAGATGTAGCGAATGCTCAAAAATTTGCTATGTCTCAAAGAGGGCAACTAATCATAGCACAAGCACTAGCGATTGCTAGTAAATCTCTCAAAGAGAAAGAACCAAGCAATGCCAGTGATATGATTTTTCTTGGTGAGCACTTATTCCAACCTTTTTGGCACATCTACGCAGACGAAGAGTTTGCTAAGATGCAACAAAAAATAATGGACCAGTGCAACGAGCACAATAAGAAGTTGCTTAAGAAAGAAAGTAAGTAAATGAAAGTTGTTTTAGGTTCGGAAAGAAGTGCTATTAGCGACCCAGTGAAAACCGATTAAAATTATTCCTAGGGGGTTGAGTATAAACAACCTATACACAATGCCTAGACAACTTTAATAATAAGAGGGTGGCAACCTACAATATGGTATGAGGTGGGTGTTAATGTATTCCCTAACTACCCTCTTATTTAACTAAAGGAGAAATAGAATGAAATTTCAATTTGATAATACAGAGTTTAACTCAGTTGAAGCAAGAGATAAGAATGGAAAATTCACTGAAGGAAATAATCTTCAAAAAAGACAATCTAATACAGAATGTTTATTTCCAAAGTGTGATACCAAACCTTATAGTCGTGGACTATGTGGAAAACACTACAGAATGGCTTGGAGATGCGTCAAGAATGGCGAAACTACTTGGAACTCACTGGAGAGAGAAGGCAAAGCAAAGAAAGCACAAAAACCTAATCAAGGACAACCACAGAAGAAGTGGTTCACAACGAAAGATAATGATTGGTTTAAAGATGATAAAAAAGTGCTCAAGAGTAAAAAAGAGCAGTCAGTGCCTACATACAAAGAGGTCCTTAAAGTCCTTGCATTTATTACAGAGGTATTCGAGGCACTAGACAAAGATGGAGAATATATATTCAGTAAAAAAGATATGAGGAGGAAATAGAATGGATTATATAATTTTATTAGTATTACTAGTAGGAATTTTCTATGGA